CCGATGGAGGCGAAACAACCACCTACAAAGATTGTGCGGTAGTTGAGTTGGGATTTTTGCCGATTACTCCCGCCGTTTATGACGGGATGGAGGTTGTAACCCCCGCCGTGCTTTCTGAAAAGTGGGCGGTTGACATTCTGTTCTACACCGAACCACCCGCAGAGTTCACCCCGTTTGAGGTGTGGCCCGACCCGATGGGAATACACACATTCAGCGGTGATGAAAATTTGTATTTACAAGCATATTGCAAGAAGTTTCCTGACTCACCCTATTGTGTAATTCCCGATGAAAAACTTTAATGATACAAGTGCGGTCATTGCAACTGCTATTTCAGGCAGTTCAGCTCTCATCACTTTCACGCAAACTTATCAGCCAATTGTTACTTTTTGCGTGGGGATTCTTGGTATTATATCGGGCGTGTTGGCTGTGGTATATTACCACAAGAAAATCAAGAGGATAGATGGCAAAGGCAACTAACTCGGTAGCGTTTAGGGCAAAGCCAAAGAACAAACTCCGCAGACACACAAAGCATATTAACAAACACAAATCGTGGAAACCCAAAAGAGGACAAGGATAAGTTTCAAATCCTACTTTCAACCAACACCAAAAAGATTCCGTGTGCTTGGAGATTCCATCGCTGCGGGATCGTTGTTTGTTGCCGGGTTAAACATTGACCATCCCAAGTTGATGCTTATCATTGGCATATGTGGTGGACTCGGCAAGTTTATCACAAACTTCTTCACGGATGAAACAAGTTAAGTTCAACGGTTACTACAAAGAAGAGTCACCGAAATCACAAATCTATTTGCATCACACCGCTGGTGGTGGTGACGGAGTGGCAACCTTCAAGTTTTGGGATGCCGATCCAGTAAACATCGCAACCTGTGTTGCGATAAGTCGGTCAGGTGAAATCGTGCAAGGGTTCTCATCTAAACATTGGGCGTTCCACTTGGGTTTGAAATCTGCACACTTCAAAGGGTTACCATTCATCAAACTTGACAAGACATCCATCGGCATTGAGATTTGTAATTGGGGTTACTTGATTGAGAAGAACGGCAAGTTCTACAACTATGTCGGCAAGGAGGTCAAGGATGTATGCAAACTTGAGAAGCCATACAAAGGATTTACCTATTTTGAGAACTACACGAAAGAGCAAATTGCATCAACCAAAGAGTTGTTGTTATTGTGGCGTGAGAAGTATAACATTGACTTGACATATCACGAGGATATTTGGCAAGTTACCAAAAGAGCTTTGAGCGGAAAGAATGGAGTGTTCACTCACAACTCGGTTCGTGCAGACAAAATTGATGTCTATCCGCACCCTGATTTGGTATCTATGTTGCAATCACTTTAAGTTGCTATTTGATTACGATGATATTCCAAAGGATTAATTTTCACGACAACAAACTGCCTGTGTTCAAGGAGAACAAGGCAAAGGGGTTCGTGACTTTCGGAGCAGACAATCTCTATCCCGATTTTCTCGTTGAGTTATTTAACAAATCACCCAAGCACAATGCCATCGTTTCTGCAAAAGCTTCTTATATTGCTGGTATTGGTACTGATGTTTTCGGACAAAACACCACCGACATCGCCAAAGCCGAAGCCAAACTAAAGAACATCAACGCCTATGAGACCTATGAGGAACTCAAAGCAAAGATTGCCTATGATGCAGAGTTGTTCAATGGGTTTGCAGTAGAGGTTATTTGGAATAAAGCCAAGACCGCACCAAGCGAATACTATCACATCCCATTCAAGGATGTTCGCAAAGGTCTTGAAGGTGAGTATGTGTATTGTGCGGATTGGACTGATGCAAAAGCACCACGCATATCTTATCAACCCTACAACCCCATCACGAGAGAATCAAAGCAATTGTACTATTGTCAGTTCTATCGTCCCGGTGAAGGCACATATCCGCTACCTGACTATGTAGGTGCGTTAAAATACATTGAGGTTGATACAGAGATTTCCAATTACTACTTGAATAGCATCAAGAACGGATTCACGGCACAAACTCACATCCAGTTGTTCAAGGGAATCCCCACACCTGAAGAAGCTCGTGCAACTGCAAGACGATTCAAAGAGAACTATCAAGGCACGGACAATGCCGGTGGGTTAATTATCCAATACAACGATCCTACGGAGAAAGAATCAGTTATTTCAAACCTTCAACCATCGGATTTTGACAAGCAATTTGACTTATTGAATAAGACCGTACAACAAGAGATATTTGTTGCTCACAAGGTCAACTCTCCAATGTTGTTTGGAGTGCGTGTAGAGGGGCAGTTGGGTGGTAGAACGGAATTGATTGAAGCATATGAGATGTTTCATCACGCTTACATTGAACCACGTCAACAAAAGATTGACGATGTGTTCTCATACTTGCTTGAACCTATCGCACAGGTAAGATTGGAGACCATCAACAAGCCACCGATTGGATTGGATTACCAAGCGTTATTCACCGCTGGAATCATTGACCGCAACGAGGCAAGAAAAGAGTTGGGATTTGATGAGATTGAAGAAGAAGAAACACCAGTTGCGTTGTCAAAACAAAACCCTTTTGGATGGGATGATGAGCGTGACCTTATTGTATTCAACAAATACGGAGAGAAAGCCGAAGAATTTGAGGAGGCGAAGTTTGAGTTTGCCGATGCGATTGAATCTGCCATCTTGAATGTGTTGAAAGAGAACAAAGGTTTACAGGTTGGAGACATTGTAAACATCACCAAACTTGACGCAAAGGTTGTTGCAGATGCGATTGCCAAACTTGCCAAAGCGGAATTGGTTAAGTCATACGAGGACGGTCTTGAAACAACCCCAAAAGGATTGGAAGAAATCAAGAATCTTCAAACCGAGTTGGTTGTCCGCTACCAGTACGGACTTGCTCCCGGTATCACAGGAGGACTTTTGATTGACACATCTCGTAAGTTCTGCCAAGATGTTGTGAATAGTGGGAGAGTTTATTCTCGTAAGGACATCAATATGATGAGTGCTGAACTTGGTTATGATGTATGGAAGAGAAGAGGCGGTTGGTATCACAACCCCACACTTGATGTGAACACACCACAATGCAGACACATTTGGGTTCAAAAATTATTGAGGAGAATTAAACGATGACCAACTTTGTATATTTCATTTCAACCACCTATTTGAAGGACAACACTCCTTTGAATGAGAATGTTGACGATAAATTGCTCAAGTCAGCAATCAAAGAAGCTCAAGAGATTTATGTAAGGGATGTCATCGGTTCGGGCATTTACAATGAGTTGCAAGTTCAGGCATTTGCTGGAACATTGACTCAATTGAATACAACCCTTTTGGATTCATACATTGCACCCTGTTTGAAATACTACACATTGACCGAAGCAATGCTTCCAATGACTTTCAAACTGATGAACAAATCGGTTGCATCAAGGGAGAGTGACAACGCTCGTGCCGTATCCGTAGAAGAGATGACAATGATTGAGGGCAGATACCGTGACAAGGCGGAGTATTATGCAAATCGTTTGCGTGATTACTTGCGTACAAACACGAATGATTATCCGTTATTCTTGAATCCCGGCAATACCATTGACACCATCCGTCCAAAGAACACCGCTTTTGTGGGTGGCATCTATCTTCCAACTTCACAAGATTGCTTTTGGAATTATGACTTCCCCAACGAGGACAAATAAGTGGCAGAAAAACAACGAGGCAAAGCTTCTCAAGTTCTTGAAAAATGACATTAAACCAAATAATCAAAAAGATTCAAACCGCAGCCGAAAGCCATAAAATGGTCGGCAAGTTCGGAGTTGGTCAGCAGTCCAATCTAACGGTTGAGAATGTTGAGTATTATCCGCTTGTTTGGTTGTATCCTGATGGGTTTAATCTTTCCACAACTGGGAACTTGATGACCTACAACTTTGCTTTGCTTGTGATGGATCGTGTGTTTGAGAGTGAGAGCAATGTCATTGAGGTTCTTTCGGACACCGCACAAATCATTGCAGATGTATTTGCATTGATTGATGACAACACCCAAGATGACGAAGATTTTGAATTGGTAGTGACTTCCAACGCTTCACCTTTCTACGATGCCAAAACTGATATTTTAAGCGGATATGCAATCAACTTCCAAGTCAACACTCCTTATTTATTTAATACTTGCGTTGTTCCTGTGTAGCGTGTTTTTTGCTTTCCTTAATTTGGAGAAGCCGATACGCATTCAAAGACCAATACAAGTGAAGATGCACGAAAGAATCGTGGAAAGGGAGAAACTAATTAGAGACACGCTCATCAAACGAATCAAGTCAATTGATACAATATACCTTGACACCTTCAAACCTTCCGCAGAGGGGTTAAAAAAGGCGATAGGATTACACATCCACTTGGACACCATATGAAAACACTCAAACAAGAAATTGTCAAGCAATATATTGCACAATTCCCTGACTTGCCAAATCGCACTTTGGCAAGTTTAATCTTCACAAAAGAAGAGGGGTTGTTTCCAAGTGTAGAAACTGCGAGAGATAGAATCCGATATTACAAGGGAGCGAAGGGAGAAAAAGATTTGAAATTTGTTATGAATCAA